AACATCCTCCACCGCTACCGCCTCAAACGAGCCGGCCAGACGCGCGGCATCCCGGACTTCGCCCCCGTTCTCACGCGGCTCAAATCCCTGGCCGACTACATGGAGGCCGAGGAGGTGGCGGCCCGCGTCACGGCCGCTATCGCCCTGTTCATCCGCAAGACCGACGCCTGGCTCGCAGCTACAGGCCGCTTCGAGGACACCGACAACAACGACAAGCGAATCGAGTACGTCGAGCCGGGGATGATCGAGTATCTGAATCCCGGCGACGAGATAACGCCCTTCCTGCCGCAGCGGCCAGGGAACACATTTGAACCGTACGTCAGCGCGATGCTGCGCTGGATCGCCGCCGCCCTCGGGCTCAGCTACGAACTGGTCGCCCGCGACTTCTCCAAGACGAACTACAGCAGCGCCCGGGCCGCCCTGCTGGAAGCGTGGCGGTTCTTCCGCAACGACCAGGAATGGTTCAGCCGGCGGGTCTTCCAGCCCATGTGGGAACTCGTCATTGAGGAAGCCTACCTGCGGGGCGACCTGCCCATCGCAGACTTCTACCCGCAACGGGAAAGCATCGTGCAGGCCCGCTGGATTGCACCGGGCCGGGGCTGGGTTGATCCCAAGAACGAGATCGAGGCGGACATCCTGGCGATGCAGGCCGGCATCCTCACGCGGGCTGACATCTGCGCCGCCCAGGGCCTCGACTCCGAAGAGCAGGCCGTCCAGCAGGCTCGCGAACAGAAGCAACGTGAAGACCTCGGCCTCGATCCGATGCCGGCACTGAACACGGCGCCGGCCGCCAAAGCCTCCGCGAAGGCGCCCGCCAATGGGCGCGGCACGCAGGCCGAGGACAACCAGGGAGAACAGTGATGCCGCAGCAGAAAAACTACCCGCGATCCGCGTTCATGCTCCGCGAGGGCCAGGCAGTGCAACTGCAGGTCGCCGACGGCGACGGCAAAGGCCCCCGGCGCTTCTCGATGACCGCCTACTCCGGCGGCATCATCAAGCACCCGCTGTGGGGCCAACTCGCCATCGACCTCGCCGGCGTGGAGATCGCACGCAGCGATATGCCGTGCCTGCGGGACCACGATGCCGGCCAGATCGTGGGCTGGACCGAGAAGGTCGAGAAGGGCGGGAGAGTCGCCGTCGAGGGCGTGTTCTCGGGACAGACTCAGGCCGCCAAGGACGTGATGGCTCTTGCCGACGAAGGCTTCCCGTGGCAGGCCAGCATCTATATCCCGGCCACCGAAATCGAGTTCGTGGACAGAGGGATGCAGGCCGAGGTCAACGGCCAGAAGCTGTCCGGCCCGGGCGCCGTCTTCCGCAAGTCCAGGCTCCGCGAGGTTTCCTTCTGCGCGGTTGGCGCAGATCCCCATACATCGGCCGCCGCGCTGAGCGACGCGGTGCAGGTCGAGATCGTCAACCATCCCATCGTCGCTCCACAGGAGACCGGTATGGAACTGAAAGACCTTACGCTGGCGCAGCTGAAGGCAGACCGCGCCGACCTGGTCACCGCGGTCAGATCAGAGGCCGACGCCGACTTCAAGAACGCCGCCGGCAAGCAGGCATCGGATGCCGTGGCCGCAGAACGCGAACGCGCCCTGAAGATGCTGAAGCTGGGCGACGACTTCAAGAACGCCGCCCTCTGCCGCGAGGCCATCGAGAAGGGCGACAGCGAGCAGGCTGCCCTGGTGAAATTCCAGGCCGCCAAACTCACCGCTCTTCAGGCCGGCACGCCCGGCTCGCCCGGCGCCAATCCCGACACGCAAACAGCCGCCCTCGACCCCGGCAAGCCCGCCGACCACATGAAGCTGGCCGAGGCTTACAGGGCTGAACACAAGTGCTCGCTCCGCGAGTCGCTCAGGTCGACCGCCGCGAAGCGGAAATGATCCACGGGCGTCGACCTTTCTGTCGGTTTCAGCACTATGGTTTGCCCGGCGACGGGCAAGGAGAAATATACCAATGGCTCAGGAATGCAACGACATCAAGACGTTCACGGCGACTGAAGCCCTCGAGAACAGGCGGCGCGTCAAGCTCACCGCCGCAAGCGGCACCGCCGTTGAATATGCCGACGCCGGCGAGGAGTTCATCGGCATCACATGGAAAGCGGTCGCTATCGGCGAGCAGGTCCCCGTCAAGCTCCGCAGCGCCGGCTTCACCTGCAAGGCCTGCGCGGCTGAAGCCTTCGCCGCCGGGGCGACGCTGTACGGCGCCAACGACGGCAAGGTGCAGGACACCGCGTCCGGCACCGCCCAGGGCACTGCCCTCGAGGCAGCGACCGCCGCCGGCGACATCGTCGAGGTCTACTTCGACAACGGCACTGGTACCTCCGCCATCGACAGCGACAACCTCGCAAACGACGACCCCGACGAAGAAGGGTCGATACCGGTCGTGTTCCATCTGGTGAGCACGGCCGACTGTAGTTCGACGAAGGCCACGGTCGCCACGCTCAAGCGCAAGATGAAAGTCATCGACTGGTGGATGATCTCCCGCGACACCACCGCCGCCAACATCACCCTGTACAACGGCGACACCAATGCCATGAACACGGCGCTTGCCAAGGGCACGGCGGACAACACCCGCGTGCAAGGCGCCACCATCATCGACACCTACCAGGAAGTTGCCGCTGCGGGCGTCATCAAGGTGGGTGCGAGTGCCGACTGCGATTTCGACGTTTTCGTGATGGCGATTCCGATTGCCTGATCGTTCTGAGTAGTTTCCGCCTCGCACTGCCGAGGCGATCCAACTTGGGGTTCTGACCCCGAAAGGAGTTGACTGCAATGGGAGTTGACTATTCCGGTACCCACGCGACCCCGCGTGCAGATCTCGGCGGTGCGGTCATGGAATTCATCGGGGACAACGATGAATTCATCGCAACGCGGGCGCTGCCCATCCTGCCCGTCGACGAGCAGGCGGGCAACTTCTCGGCCATCACCAGGGAATGCCTGACGAAGGTGGTGGACGTGAAGCGTGCCCCGCGCGCCGAGTACAACGAAGACGGCATCGAGGCCGTCGACATGCAGTACGCCTGCGAAGAGTACGGCCTCGTGGGTCTGCTCGACGATTCGGAGCGGCGCAAGTACGCGTCCGACTTCGACGTCGAAGAAGCCACCGTCCTCGCGACCACCCGGCGCATCCTGCTCGCACAGGAAATCCGGGCGGCAACGCTGCTCTTCAATACGTCCACCTGGACGGGGGCGTCGCTCTATACCGACACATCCTCGTCCGCCCCGTGGACGACCACTACGAGCGCGGTCAAGGCCGCCATCGACACCGCCCGCGAAAAGGTGCGTGCCCTCACCGGCATGCTGCCGAACGCGATGCTCATCAACCACACCAACTTCATCCGGCTCAAGAGCCTCGATGACGTGATCGACGCGGTGAAGTACACCGCCGCCGCCACAGACGCCCAGATCGCCGGGATGCTGGGAGCCTACTTCGGCCTCGAGGGAATCCTCGTGGGCAAGGCAGTCTACAACTCGGCAAAGGAAGGAAAGGCCTTCGCGTCCGGCAACGTATGGAGCAATCTCTACGCGTTGCTGGCGGTCATCCCCAACGACGGCGCCAACCTCAAGGTGCCCGCCGTGGGCCGCACCTGCCGCTGGAACGCGGACTGCCCCGAGAACACCGTCGTCGAACAGTATCGCGTCGAGCCGAAGCGCAGCGAAGCCTACCGCGTCCGCCAGAATGTCGACGAACTCCTGATCGACGCGTCGTTCGGTCATCTTCTGAAGGTGGCCGCAGCCTGATTGATCTCCTGGTCGGGCCGCGCGCCCCCTCCTGCGCGCGGCCCTGGCTGATTCGATAGCGAGGACGCAGATGAGCCTCAGAACCCAGATAGCGGACGACATCAGAAAGGTGATCCTGAATGCGGACGACGCCGCCGAGACGATCACCTACACGCCCGCAAGCGGCTCCGCCAAGAGCATCAAGGCCGTCGTGCTGCGCGGCGACGTGCGGGATGAGGCGGCAGACGATGGCATCCAGAAAGCCCAACGCGCCGACGTGCACGTCTCTACCGACGCGACCACCGGCGTCTCGGCCCCGAGTATCAGGGACACCGTAACCTTCGACGGCCTTGCGTGGGCCGTCGATTCCTGGCGGGGCGGCGACGCCGGCATGCTCACCCTGCACGTCGTCCGCTTCGACCTGATCGAGAAGTCTGACCGAGGCCACCGCCTCCGCAGATAGGGAACACCAGGCCTACTGCGCCTGGGCGTCTTGGGGCAGGTTCTACGGAGCATCAGCGAATGGCAGTAACACCGAGCGGGCCGCTGAGCCTGCCCCTCGACAACCTGAGAACACTGCTCGCCAACTGCCAGTCCTTTCAGGAATGGGTTGGCGCGGACGACGCGGCCGAGGCGCTGGCCTTCATCTCGCTGGTCGCCAAGGACACCAACGAACGGCCCCTGGCCCTCGCGATGCAGGCGCCGGGGCGAGGTTGGTCGGCACAGCAGAACGCCGGTGGCGCTGCCAACTGGTTCTCCAGCAAGGGCACGCTCCTCCTGCTCCTCGAGGACGACGTGGCCACGGAGATGGCAGAGCCCGATGCGGAGTTGACCTTCACGAATCTGGTCGGGGACATCATCAGTGACATAATGGAACTCGCGGGCGCTGGAGTCTACCTGAACGTCACGAGCATCGCGATCAAGGACGGGCCGTCGAGGTCGTTTTTCGATGAGAAAGAATCGAACGGCGACTATTACCAGGTCGTGCTGGAGATTGGTTGGGCTGGGTAGCTATGCGCCTGAAAACCGTGATCGCCTATGAATGCCCGCCGGACGCCGTGCCCGAACAACTCGTGCTGGCGGTTCAGGCGGCCTTGTACGAGGTGGTCGCCTTCTGGCACCGCACGTTCCTGGCCCGCCACTTCACCCCGGGCGGCGCGGCCATCTACCGTTATGAGAACCGCACCGCGAAATACCTGAAGGAAAAGGAACGGCGGTTCCATCACCAAGACCCCCTGGTCTTCACGGGCCTCACCCGCACGATGGTCAGCGGCTCGATCAAGATCACAGTCAAGAAGAACGAGGCAGTCGGTGCGATGCCCGCACCACGCTACCTCTACCAGTACGTCCGAAGCAAGCCGGTGAAGAAATACGAAGAACTCACGCGGATCGCACCCGCAGAGGCCGGCGTAATGGCCCGTGAACTCCAGAAGCACGTTGTCAGCAGGCTGAACGACCTGCATCAGCCGGTAACCGTGGAGATAGCAGCATGAGCGTTTCCAACGTCCACGTCCTCTACGCGGTGAACGTCGCCGGCGCCGCCGGTGCGTTTATGGATCAGGTCTCGGACTGGGATCTGTCACCGAACATCCGCAACCTCGTCCTGGGCGGCGATGGTTCCGTCGATCCGACGTATACCGCCGTCGGCAGCCAGGCCCCCTCGATCACGTTCTCGACCTCCAAGTTGGCGACTGTTCTTGGCAAGTGCGGGATCAACGGCTTGGAGATAAAGTCCGCACAGGAATTGTCCGCGTTCCTGCGCAAGACTGTCGAAGGCGGCACGCGGGCCGGCGCCAGCAGCCACATCAAACTGCTCGTGAACAAAGGCCTGCTCTTTCCCCGCCGGCTGCGTGCGACGAACGATGCGAGCAACCCCGCGACGCTCGACCT